GCCTGCCAAAAAGCGAACTAGAAAGCGAAAGCCCAAGTCCAAAAAATAAAACTTGGAAGCGTGTAGGCGTTTTCGACAAATATGAGGACGCGCTAGCACATAAAACGAAGGTGTTGTCTGGCGCAGTGGATGCATCCGAGCTGGAAGTGAAGATCAAACGCTGCGGCTCCGAAGGTTCACAATTCCAGGTTAAACTTTGGACTGCTCCTTCTTTGCGTATCAATAAAAAGCGTAAAAAAGAAAAGGCGGTATAATGAGATATTTGATATTAATTTTAATGTTTATCACTGTCGCATGCGCGAAAAACACGCCCGCAACAGAAGATGTTCAACAAAAATGTTTATCTTGTGATAACGCCCCGGAAGCTACAGCTGTCGAACTTGAAGAAGTCATGATAGAAATACAAAATAACGCAGAAGAGTGTGCGGTTCGGGTTTGGTCCCGTATTAGTGACAAGCCATTGTACGAGGTGAAAGGCGGGCATGGAATTCACAATTGTAAAATTTATATAATCCAAAACCCGGAAATCAAAAGCAAGGAAAGTGAATGAAAGAACTTGATTGGTCGATTAATAAAAGCGGTGACGATAAAGACGAGGACACTGATTCTAATGATTCAAACCGTGTACTAACGACAAACAATAGAATCTATTTTTATTCCGAAGTTAGTAGACCAAAAGTACTAACCCTAAACAAGAGTATAATCAACGTTGGGATTAGTTTGCAGAATCGTGCAAACGCGCTTGGTTCTGAAGAACCAAACAGTCTCTACTTGCATATAAACAGTTATGGCGGCAGCGTGTTTGCAGGTTTAGCTGCCACTGATTATATTCTTAGCTCCCCTGTGAATATAGTAACTGTCGTCGATGGCTGCGCGGCTAGCGCTGCAACGTTGATGAGCGTTGTAGGCTCACATAGGATGATACATAAACATTCTTTTATGTTAGTCCACCAGCTCTCATCTTGGACGAGTGGAAAGTATGCCGAACTACAAGATGATATGAAGAATAATGATCTCTTGATGAAAACCATCAAAGACATATATGAAGAATACACAGAAATACCCAAAAAAGAACTTTCGAAGATTTTAAAGCACGACTTGTGGTGGGATGCGGAAACGTGTTTGAAATATGGCTTGGTCGACGAAATTATTTAAGTAATAAAATAAAAAAAACCTTTACTTTTTTTGCTTATTTGATATACTTATTGCTCACCGATTAATTTAACCTTGAAGGAGGAACTATAATGAGGTTGTTTATTACTGGAGTTACGGCTGTGATGGTCGTTTCCATGATTGCTTTTGTGATGTCTTTTCAGGCATGTACTGACACCACCAACGAAGAGGTGGTATCAGAAGATACAGTTGAGGTTGTTGATGAGGGTACGCCCGAAGCAACAGGAGATGTTGTTGCAGAAGATTCCACCCCAGAACCAGAAGCGGAAGAAGCCGCCGAGGGCGAAGGAGAAGGCGAGGAAGAATCTGAAGAATAAAGTGTAAAAACTTTCTTCAGTGAAACCGGGCTTCGGCTCGGTTTTTTTATTTAATAAATGTGCGAAGCACAGAATGAAAATAATTACGTGACGAATGTTCGTCGATTGTTTCATATATAAATTTTCGCATTGCCTTGTAGTTTGGAGAAATAGAAACTTGATTGAAGTATCGTATGACAGAATGAATCATACCTATGAGTTCTCCTTTCTTGTTAACGATTGGAGAACCGGAGGAACCTCCAATTGCAGGCATCGAATATATGGCATTTCCTTCTTCATCCGTCCCATTATAAAACCCTTCGAAGATAGGAACCATATTTTTTGAAAAGATTCCTAGAGGCGCAGCAATGTTAAAAACTCTGTCGCCAGGCTTTGGAGCAGATGGGGATAATGTAACGGCTTGCATAAATAGATTTCTTACCCACAACATGCAAATATCGTGGTCTTTGTTTTGGTCGAGTATTTCAACAGTTCTCGTGTCTCCCTCTAAAGTGCGAACATGAAACTCTGATAAAAATTTCACATCTGGGAGGGATTTATATTCGGCTTTAATATCGGAATCGTCGCAAACGTGCGCGGCTGTTAAAACATATGCTCCTCGGAGAGTGCCATGCACAACCACGCCAGACGCAACTGATCTCAAGGTCTGACTCATACATCCAGTGTTTTCCTGACATGCACTAACAGTGAGTGATTTTTCCACCTTGACAAAGGATTTTATAGGAAGAAGTTTTTGTTGAAAATTTGTTCGTGTGTGAGCACAACTAACAACATAAAAGGATAAAAATACGAAAAATATTAGTCTGCTGAATTTCAGCACATTTTGCCCTCCTTCTTATCTTCCTTATATAACTAGATATTATTGAGAGTAAAACTCTACTTATTATACGATTTCACTTATTTGAAAACCGGGAGGGAAAAAATATGGATAAATGGTCACTACTGGCTTTTGCATTTCTTTTTGGGCTACCGTTGGCAGCAGGAAAAGTTAGAGCTAACAACATAGAGGCAGAAAACAACACAGTCTCGTCAGCCCCATCTTATATGATGGACATGAGTTATAAAGAGGCGCTGAAAGATGGAGAAATTACCAATTGTTTTTCCTGGGAAGAACAATATACTATGTATGAGATAAAAGCATATCCGGTAAAATAGTTTTAAAGCTTTCTATTTATTAGGTGAAGAATGAGTACTAATCATGGCTAAAAAAACGTATCTATTGGATACCAGCGTCTACCTTACGGATGCTAACGCGCTTAAGGCGTATGGCACCAATGACATCCTTATTCCCCTTAAGGTGTTAGAAGAACTAGATAAACACAAGAAACGACAAGATGGGGTTGGCACCAACGCCAGAAGAATTATCCGCACGCTTGATGGGCTTCGCTCAAAAGGTAATTTGAACAAGGGGGTAAGAATTCGCAAAGGAAAGGGTATGGCATATGCTAAAACATTTGACCCCGGCGACCTTCCTTACAGTTTTGATAAAAGCGATCCTGATAATCACATCATTGGTACGGCGCTAACGGAAATTAAAAATAATCCGAATAGAAAAGTTATTGTTGTCTCTCGTGATATCAATATGAGAGTTAAATGTGATGCCATTGGAATTCCAAGCGAAGATTACAACACTCGACAAGTGGTGCGGGAAGGAAAGCAGATATTTACTGGCTTTTGTTCGCACTTAGTTGATGATCAAATTATTGATAGGTTTTATGATAGTACTGAAGATGTGATATTAGAAAAAGAGGATGGAAAATTCTTTCCCAATCAATATGTGATGCTGGTATCCAACGCGAATGAAAAAAAGACGGCATTGTCAAAGTTTGCCGGGTATGGTACCCCTCTCAAAACGGTTCGGGCGTCTAAAGGGGGTATCTGGGGCGTTGTACCGCGAAATAAAGAGCAGTCCTTTTCTTTAGATCTATTGTTGGACCCTGATGTGTCGGTAGTGTCTTTAATTGGAAAAGCGGGTAGCGGTAAAACATTGATGGCTGTGGCAGCGGGTTTACATCAGGTGATGGAAGAAGATAAACATCCGGTGTATAGAAAGTTGGTAGTTTCCAGACCTGTACAACCGATGGGAAGGGATATCGGATATCTACCTGGGACTTTAGAAGAAAAAATGTTACCATGGTTGGCACCAATTCAAGATAACCTCCAATTTTTAATGGGAAATGACAAAAAAACACTTGACATTTATCTAGATAATGGTACAATAGAGTTAGAAGCTTTAACTTATATTCGCGGGCGCTCCATAGCAAACGCTTATATTATAATTGATGAAGCACAGAACTTATCGAGCCACGAAATGAAAACAATCCTAACGAGAGTAGGGGAAGGTACTAAAATTATTTTGACTGGAGATGTTGAGCAAATCGATAACGCATACGTTGATGAAACAACCAATGGACTCACCCACGTTATTGAAAATTTTAAACCCTATGGATTTGCAGGGCATGTCACTCTCCAAAAGGGCGAGCGGTCAAAAGTTGCAACCATAGCGGCAAAGGTGTTATAATGGATATTGATTTTAAAGATGAAGAAGAGCTAGAGAACCCAACCCTATCAGAAGTTGTTGAATCCGATAATGATTTGAAGAATCTACTTGTCGAATACGCTGGCGGAAAGCATAATCCAGAAGATGGAAATGTCACGGTCGGAATGATTGTCGATACTCTCGCCGAAGAGTTTCCAGAGTTCGTTCTGGCATTGGCAGAAGAAAATTGGGTTCGGGGATATCAACAGGCGTTTTATGATTTAAGAGGCGACTTGGAGAAAAAAAGTGAGCAACAATCGTCGTAACATAACGCGCTTTATTTCTGAATCTGCCGACAGGGAGATAGCAGCTAGAAGAGAGTGGAAGATCTTCGATCGAGTTCAACTATATGTTAAAGATTTTCCTCCGTCAAGTGTTAATATACAAGATATTATTCAAGAACTAGAAGAAAAAATCCCAATTGATTTTGTTTCAGAATTAGACGTGATTTATATTGGTCAGTTCGAGCAACTGTTACAGCGAGATGTCGAAGCTGCATATGAGAGCGGAGCAATCTATGTTTCTAACGAACAGCCGACCGAAGATGAATTTGTGGAATCGATTGGTCACGAAATCGCCCACGCGCTGGAAGAGGTTGCTTCTATGGAGCTTTACGGCGATGGCGCTATTGAAAATGAGTTTTTAGGCAAGCGTCGTAGACTCTGGTCTATTTTGCGAGCACAAGGTTATACTAAAGAGGGATATTTGAAACATTTTGAAAATGTAAGATACTCTGAAGAGTTTGACAACTTCCTTTATAAAGAGGTTGGCTACCCTACGCTGACTTCTCTCACTATGGGCTTGTTTCTTTCTCCATATGGCGCAACGTCATTGAGAGAATATTTCAGCAATGCATTTGAAGGGTTTTTTCTGAATGATGAAAAAGAATATGTTAAAAAAATTAGTCCAGCAGTATATAATAAACTAGTTGAGATCTTAAGAGATAAGGAGAGTAATAATGTCAGATAAAAATAAGAGATTTAGAAATCACTGTAATATTGACGTGGCTATAGATAGAGAAAACAATTCTGTAGTGGTTGATATTTCATATAAGGATGAAATGCTTGAACCGCCCCAGTGTTGGGCACGCCAAGTATATGACCGAGCCCACGTGGTTGAAGAATTATTGCGGCAAGGGATTGCCGTGGGTCCAGCGACCATCGGTGGTCATCTCCAACTGGATAATACCTCGTCGCACGCAAAATACCCAAGTACGACGGCATCTTATGTCTTTCCGCTAGCCGCTCCATCACAGCCGGTGGTAGAAGATGTTGTAATAAAAGAGAGTGTTGCGCCAGCCGTCAAACCCGTCGTTGATAAAAAGCGTCGGGCTCGCACGAAAACCAAATAAGTAGTAGAGGCGTTTATGTCACATATTTCTTTTTCCGAGCTGAAAAATTGGCAAAAGTGTGCCTATTATCATAAGCTCGTACATGTAGATAAGCTTAAAGGATTCGAAGGCAATGCGTATACCGCTTTCGGCTCGGCTGTACACGATGTTTGTGAACGCATATTGCTGGATGGTCACGATGAGAATTCAGAGCTTCTGTTTGAATCAAAGTTTTTAAAACAGCTTCAATCCTTGAGTGAGGAAACAAAGGCGAAGTTCGACAAAAAATTAGTAACAGGTATGCGTACACAAGGAAAAGAAATTGTGACTCTTGTTCTGGATGCTGTCAAAGAATACTTTGGCTCATATGAGGTGGTGTCAACTGAAGAAAGACTATATGAGCCCATCAAAGAATTTTCTGAATATGAATATTTGTTCAAAGGCTTCATCGATTTGGTAATAAAAACTAATGATGGTAAACATCACATCATTGATTGGAAAACCTGTTCCTGGGGGTGGGACTCAAAAAGAAAGACAGAGCCTATGACCACTTACCAACTGACGTTGTACAAGCACTACTTTGCTTTAAAGCACGGTATCGACCCTGGTGATATTGAAACACACTTTGCCCTTCTCAAAAGATCAGCAAAAACAAACAGGGTGGAATTGTTTCGAGTGACAAGTGGAAATAAAAAA